CTGGGCGGCAAGGTTTCCGGGCGGCGCCGTACATCCGTCTTGATCGTGCTTACTGCCCGGCCAAGCAGCGGGGATAGGTCTTCTGCGGTTAGCGTCTTTAATGCGTCAGTCACTTTTATTGCTCCTTGTTTTCGCGTTCAATCAGTACGGCCATGCCGATGTACACCATTGCCCCGAGCACCTCCTGCTCAAAGGCTTCTCCCTTTCTTAGGCTTGCGGCCTCTTCAAGTTTTTTTGCAGCCTGCCCAGTAACGAACCCCCGACCGTGCATCCGCACGTAGTGCCGCCAAGGCTGGTCAAAAAACTCTGTGCTCGCGCCACCGTGGCGCTGCCCCTTGCCGTACATGGCCTGCTTAATGGCGGCCATGAAGACTGGATATAGGGGGTGCTCTTGCACCGCGAGGTCAGCGTTCTGGTCGATGCCAAACGGCACGCTCCTAAACAGAGTCATCAGTCGATCTCCTTCATGTAGTAGGGGGTTTCAAAACCATCGCCGCGCAGCGGCAGGCCGGGCGCCCAGGGGATAGGGCGACCCATAATTTCCTCGACGGCCTTGAGCGCGTCGGGCTGGTCCGACTCAACGATGATCTCGTCGTGAACGGTGAAGAGCTGCGTGAACCCGGCCTTGTCGATGGCCAGCATGGCCTCGGCCAGACAGTCGCGGGCAATCGCTTGCGTGATGTTCTCTAGCAATTTGCCCCCGTAGGTGGGCAGCCTGGTCCACTGTTTGGTTTTTTGATCCAGGCCCTCGTACGTCAAAGAGCCGGCGCTTGCCACGACATAGCGGCTGCCGTCGGCCTTCTCTCGGTACAGGTCCTCGCCTTCGATGCGCGGCTTGACGTAGGCCAGGCGGCGGCCCGAGGGCAGCTTGATGAAGAGGAAGCCGCTCTCACAGACAAACGACAGCGTGGCCCGCCGACCGGCGATGTACGTGTGGACGTCTGCCTTGCGCCGCACGGCGTCCTTGGCCGCACCCTCAAGCGCGTACCAGAGGTCGACCACCTCGGGGTTGGCATCGCGCCAGGCCTGCTTGATGGGCTCGAGCTCTTCCTCCGGCACGCCCATCTCCAGCGCGCCCATGGTCTTGAGCGCACCGGCCCCACCCTGGTATCCCAGGGCGAGCTCCGCGACCTTGCCTCGCTGTCGGTAAGGGCTCTTCTTCGTGACGCTGCCGGGTGGCAGCTTGAACATCTGCTCGGCCGAGGCCTCGTAGATCTTGCCGTGGGTCTCGAAGACCTCGAGCCGCCACTCGCACCAGGCCAGCCAGGCCACGACCCGGGCCTCAATGGCGCTGAAGTCCACCGGCACGAACCGCTTGCCGGGCCTGGCAATGAACGCCGTGCGGATCAGCTGCGAGAGCGTGTCGGCCACGCTGCCAAAGAGCAGCTCGACCGTCGATAGATCGCGCGCTTTAATAAGTTCCCGCGCAAGGTAAAGATCCTTTAATTTGTTCTGCGGCAGGTTCTGCACCTGCACCAATCGGCCAGCCCAGCGGCCGGTTCGGTTGGCGCCGTAGAACTGTGTGAGCCCGCGCACAGCGCCGTCGTTACACACGACGCGGTCCATGGCGTGGTACTTCGAGACGCTTGTCTTGGCCAGCTCCTGGCGCAGCTCGAGCACCCGACGCACGACGTCGCTGTCGGTGTTGTCCAAGAGCTTGGGCACCGTCTTCTTGGTCAGGTCGGAGATCTCTTCATCTTCTTCCTCCTGCAGCCAGGCGAGCAGCTGGGCTCGGCTGTTGGGATTCGATAGCCCGGTGAGCTGCATGGCCTCCTGGGTCAGGCGCTCCCGCACGACGGTGTCGCACTCGATTGCAGACTGGACCAATCCGCGATCGACTAAGACCCCCGCATTCATCATGCGCTGATCAAGGTGCCAGAGCTTCCGCTCTTTTTCCGGCACCGGAAACTTCTGTATGCGTCGCGCAATCTCGCGCTCGGCCACGACGTCGCCGGCGCAGTACTCTTTGAACAGATCCCACTTAGCCGGGTCATGGTGTGGTCGGTTGCGCGTGCGGCCGCCATTGCTTTTAGTGGGCCTGCAGGGCAGGCAGAAGTATCGAATCAGCTGCCAGCCGCTGCTCTTTTTCTGTTGGTCTGCGGCCAGCCCGACGACCCGACCCACATCAGCCAGGTTGCCGGGTAGCCCCAGGTACAGCGCATGCACACTTGTACATTCCCACTGCGTAATATCCATCGGGCGGCGCAAGTGCTTGCTCAAACACGTTGTCTCAAAGGCGGCGTTGTAAGCGGTTTTCCTTACCGACGAATCCCACATCGCCTGCTCAACGCGGGCGGGCAGGGGCTCACCCTGGGCGAGGTCCACCACCCGTACCGGCTCCTCGTCAAAGGCGTAACCAAAAAGCAGCACCTCGAAGTCGGGCGACTCCACGTAGCGGTGCATGCCAGACTTCTTGAGGTCGACGCTGCTGTAGGTCTCGATGTCGATCCTGAGAACCGTCACTCCTCTGAGCCTTTCTCCTCTTCGGGCTTCGGTTCAGCCAGGGCGGCCTGAGCCAGGGCGTTCATCTGGGTCTTGTACTGAGCCCAGATCTCCTGCACCAGGTCATCGACCTGGTCGTGCGGCAGCTTGCGCAAAGCCGCAATGACCAGATCGACGCCGCCGGGGACCATCTGAATGTTTAGGATGGGCGGCTGTTGCATTACAAATACTCCTGCTTGGTCTTCGTTGACAGGCCCCGCGCAATGTCCCGTACGCGCTGCTCGGTGTCCGAGCCCAGTGAGACGTTGAGCTGCTTACAAAGATTGAGCAGCCCCTGCGCCACGACGCGAACACGGTCAGTAGTTGCGCGCGACGAGCGAGCCCTGCGTCGAGAGAACTCCACCCCGAGGCCTTTACGTGCGTCAGCAATTGATGACGCACTAACTTCAAAGCCCAGTTCCTTACTAGCAACTTCAGCCAGCGCGCCGTGCGTTACCTCTTTGTACTTCGCGCCGTTCTGCTCAATAAACTTCCAAAGCCGGTAGCCTTCGGAGAAGTCCAGTGATACGCGGGGCTTCCTTACTTTCCCGCCCGACACCGTGTACATGTCCTCAGAGATCGTGATGCTGCCGTTTGGCGGCGCGTCTGTCGTGGCTGTCTGCTGGTACATGGCCGCCCCCTTACGCTAAGAAGTCTTCGTCGACTGCAGAGAAGTCATCCTCCGCACGGCTGCGGCCAGACAACGGCTCGCCATCCGCCACCTTCTGGACGTTCTGCAGTCCTGCTCCCACACCCTTGTTACCGGCCTGGTTGTACGGGTAGAAGTTCACCGACACACGGCCATACACGCCGCTATAAATTTCGGCCTGATCCAGGATGGGATTTACCGCTTGGTCTACAACGCCGGGCTTCTGCTTACTGCTCGCGTTGATAAACCAATGGCCCTTGTACTCAGGCGCGTCGCGCTCGGTATCTCCATCACGCAAGGGGAGCTTCAAGCCCGGGGGGACCTTGCCGCCCCACACGGTGATGCCGGCCTGCTTGGCCGCCTCGATTGCAGCCTTGACCTTGTCGACCGTTGCTGTGTCGGTTTTCGGAATCAGAATGCAGACCGAATACTTCGGGTCCTTGCCGTCTTCCTGGGCACGGGGTTGAAACACGTTGACGTACGACAGGCGAGCCCGTCCCGTAACTACTTTTGTTGCCGTTGGTTTTGCGCTCATGTGGGTTCCTTTCCTTAAGAGCTGGTTTACTTGAAGTCTTCTGCGGCGGAAGCCACAGAGCTGAGTGCCGGGCGTTTGTCACCCTCCGGCACGAGGGTGGGTTTGCCCGTCGGCTTGACAAGTAATCCGTCAAGCAGCTGGGCGAACTTCTTCTTACCAAGCAGGGTCTCCATGGCCGTGATCCCGCGCAGGCTGCGCTCGTAGATCAGGGCCTCTTCAACACCCGACTCGATTAGTTTTTTTGCGACCTCGTCGTGGTCGCTGTACTTGCGCACGCTGCGGCCCTCAACGAGCTTGAACCCTGGCCATGCGCGGCCGTGCTCTTCGGCCTGCTTCAGCGCCCAGCTCTGGACCTCGCCGATCCACTTGGCCACCGCGTCTCCGCGGTCCAGCACCTGCAGGATCTGCTCTTGGGTCAGGTTCTCGGGCTCGACCAGGGCGAAGTCCGCCTTGGCCAGCTCCATCGCGTAGGCACCGCGCGCGGCGCAGGTGAACCTGGCCTTGCAGAAGCAGCTCGTGCAGTGGTTGCCGGCGACGAATTCGCCTGCTCCATCCCATGCGAGCTGGGCCTTGGGCACCACCTCGGTGACGGCCCAGTCCAGCAGCTCGTCGACTGACATCTGCTCGCTGTCGTAATTGCCGAGCCGCGGCTGCAGCACGGTCATAACGACGGTGTGTACGTTGTACAGATGGGCCAGCTCGTTGTAAGCGCCCAGGCCATACAGACGCATCTGACTATTGTCTTGCGCGCTCACCGGTATGCCCTTGCCGTACTTCAGATCAAGCACCTCGATCGTGTCGTCGGTCACGATGACCAGGTCGCCGGTGCCAAACCCTTCAGGCACCCATGGGCTGAAGTCCAGCCGCTGCTCGATCAGAACCACAGGGTCCTTGCACCGCTGACGCGCGGCCTCGATACGCTCGATGGCCACCTGGGCGGCGGCCTCGACATAGTCCTGCAGCTCCTGCGACCAGAGCATGTTCCGGCGCAGCAGCCGCCAGTTTTCTTGGTGTTCGTCTTTGCTGATGAACCCGGCAGCAAACCGCACCTCGTTCTCAAAGACGCTGTGCGCGTAGGTCCCTTCAGCTGCGAAGGGGCTCTGCTCGTCGGGGAATACTTCCTCTGCCTTTGCGCTCGGCGTGCAGGTCATCCACTTCTCAGAGCCCGAGGCGCTCAGTTTTGCGTGCGCCTTGATGGGTATTACCTTGGTCATACAAGAGCCTTTCCGAACCTGGAGAGGTCCACGGGTTTGGTCTTTCGGCGAGGTGGTTTGACCTTGGTGAAAGGCCAAACGTCAGGCCGGTCAAGCAGGCCCAGCGAATGCCAGAGCTTGGCCAGGCGGCGCTGCTCGTCGGTCATTGCTTGTTCGCCCACAGTTCTAGACATGCGTACTCGAGTGCCGCGCTTGGCGGGTTAGTCTTCAACGCGTCCTTGATGCCAAGGTTGTAGGCCGTGATCACGTCCTTGGGCATGTCCACGGCGCTCGCCGGCTGGGCCGTGAGCTTGTGTATCGCAATTGAGATCAGCGCCACCGCGGCGGCGCCGGTGATCAGGCCCAGCCAGTAGTTGCCATTGGCGTGACGCTGAACTGAGTCCATCAAGCGGTCTGTCGAGTGGTTATGTAGTGGGCTCATTGATCCTGCCCCTTTTTCGACTGGTCTACGAACCACTTCAGGGCGTCTTTGCAGACCTGTTCGGCGTTGGCCGCCAGGTAGCTGCCGATGATTAGCGCCGCGGTGGGCGCGTCGCCGAGAGCAGATGGGTCGTCAAGGTGGCCCTCGAGTTCGATCGACTCGCCGGCGTCCTTGATGGTGATCGTCACGGTGGTCATAGCTGCTCCACGTTCGCGAGCAACTCGGCGTACTTGTCTTTCGGCAGATCGGTCAGTTTGGCTACGCCGTAGCCAGACAAAACGGCCTTAACTTCCTTGGCCTTGCCGGCCTGGGACAAAGCGGCCAGCTTGGCGCGGACCTCAACGAGCGTGACTTCAGAAGCCGAATCGCTCGCAGCGGCAGAAGTCTCGGAAGGTGCAGGCGCCGACGGTGACTCCGAGCTCGGCAAGCTGTCGGTAGTAGCAGCGGCGGCCTTCAATGCCTTGGGCTTTTTTGCCTGGGCTGGTGCCTCGACGCTCACTTCCACCGTTTCGCCGGTCGCTGCAAGCGGGGCTGCTGTGTTGAATTCCGCCATCAGCCGCATGACCTGCGCGAACTGCTCGGGCGTTTTTGGGGTTAGGGTTACTTGGATCATTTGCCATCTCTCCTGTTCTTCACGCGGGGGTTTTTTGGTCCACGGGTGGGTAGTCGAGAGGCAGTTCAAGCTGCTGTTGCTGCTCTAAACGGAGGCGCCGAAACGTGGCGCGGAGGTCCGTATCCTTGGCCCGGATGTACTTGAAATCCGGGTCGTTCAAACGCGGGAGCGGCTTGCCTTGGCTGTGGGAATCCTGCATTGACTATCCTTCCGTTGAATTTTGATAGCCCGACTTACGAGCTGGAAGGATAGTAACACTATCAAATTGGGACGTGCAAGGCTTGCCTCTGGCTGTACGCCAAAGGCTTGATTTAGTTTAGTTTTGCTATGCTTTTTTGAGTATTTCGACGACCCTGGCCAGGGCTTCGCCGGGGTCTTTTGCACAGTGAACGGTGCTCTCGCAGCCGATCAGCACGAGGTGCTTATGGAGCTCTGCCGGGGCGCGCGAAAGGGCGTCGATCTTGTTGGCTATTTGCTGCGGCGTGTTAGCAAAACAGAAAAGGTGCCCGTCCTGCTCTACGTCGGGCAAAACGTCGGGAAGCAGGTCGACGATGCCGCGGCTTGGCCGCGTCCGCCCGCGCTCTGCACGCTCTGCCGGATCGCCCCGGATGGAGCCAGAGACGTAGCTGACCTGATACCCTGTGCGCGACTCTTCCTCGCGCGCTATCTGACTAAGCAGTTTGCCTCCTTCGGTCCGCCTGTTCGGGAAGTACCAGACGCTTTCTGGCTCTGCGCTGTCGTCCATCAGCCAATCAAGAGGCACGCCCAGGGCTTTGGCAATCTCGCGCAGCAGCTCTGTCCGAGGCTGTGTGCCTGCGTGTCCAGAAGACTCCCACAGGGCAACAGCGCCGCGCGTCAAGCCGCAAGCCTGTGCAAGGTCGAGTTGTGTGAGCCCGGCTGAGCGACGGGCCTCTCTAATTCGTTCTGCGAAGGTAGACACATTGATCTTTCTATAAATAAACGCCTCCATACTAGCGCGTACACGAGTGTAACGAAAGTCTACAAACAATAGTTAATCTGTACAAATAAATCGGCACGTTAAACGTGGAGCTTGAGCGCTTCGCAGCAAGTGCTAGTTTGAGAGTGTTAGTTTCGCTATCATTCTCGGATGACCACAAAAGACATCATCAAAACCCTGGGCGGCCCTGCCCTGGTTGCGGGAAGGATTGGCATCCGCCCGCAGGCCGTGAGCTTGTGGGCCATCAAAGGCCAAATCCCCGCGCAACGAGTACCTGAGCTAGAACGTATAGCCAAGTCCCTTGGCAAGCCGATTCGCGCTGAAGACATGCGGCCGGACATCGACTGGTCTGTGCTTCGGGGCGGGCGTGATTGAACTGCGATTGGCTCTGACCATGCAGGCGATGCAGGCCATCACGCACGGCGAGTCGATTGTCGTAGAGGCGGATGACCTCGAACTACGGGTAGTGATCGAGGGCGATCCGAAGCTCGTCGAGACCTTCAAGGCAAGCATGAATCTGGCGCTGATGCAGGCATTGCCCACCCCGAGAAGTATCAACTGAAAGGACCGCCATGAAAGACAAGCCATTCTGGGACAAGGAAGCGCCGTCAAAAGACAAGCCGAAGAAGCTCACGGCAGCGCAGAAGCTCGCCGCCAAGCGCAGGGCGAAAGAAGCCGGCCGGCCCTATCCCAACCTCGTCGACAACGCGGCGGTGGCACGCAAGAAATAGTTTTCTTTGGGCTGTTTAAGGGCTCGGGCTGGACTAGCTATCTGGCCGACAAGGCGGTAATTCCCTCCCTGCCGCCGCCCGTCTTTTTTCTAGGGGGTGAAGAAGGGAATTTGTGTGGTTTTGGAAATGAAAAGATTCGGCGCGGCTGGACCGTCGCTGTATCAGGCTGGGTGGGAAATCATTCCCATCAAGGAAAAGACCAAGCGCCCGATCATCAAAGACTGGCAGCACGGCTTTAGCCGGCAGCAGATCGAACAGTTCGCCCGCAACGGCTACGCCGGCGGGTCCATTGGTATGCTCGCTCGGCGCTTCCCGGGCGTGGACATTGACGTGTCGGATTCAGCCTGCGCAGATGCGCTCGAGGCCGCAGTGGTCCAGGTCCTGGGGCCAGCCCCGATTCGCTACGGCAGCGCGCCCAAGCGCCTGCTCATGTACCGCACCGACGAGCCCTTCACCAAGGTCAAGGTTTTCCTGCAGGCGCCCGACGGCAGCACCAAAGGGGCGGACGGCAAAGACTACGCGGTGGAGTTTCTCGGCGACGGGCAGCAGTACGTCATCTATGGCGAGCACCCGGACGGGTTCGAGTACCGCTGGCCGGGCAATGATGGGCCAGGTGAGGTTGACGTATGGGACCTCACCGAGTTGTCGCTCGACGCGGTGACCGGGTTCGTCGAGGCGATCGCAGATTATCTGCCCGAGGGATGGTCGGTCGTCGACAAGACTACCGGTAGTGCGTCTGCTTCAAGCACGGCCGTGATTGGTGACCTGTTTGAAAATTACCAGCCGCCGCTCGAGGGCTGGGATGCGCAGCGGGTGAGAGACGAGATCGGCCCGCACCTGGACCTGGGCATGGAGTACGACCAGTGGATTAAGGTCGGCCAGGCCCTGCATCACCAGTTCGGCGGCAGCGATGAGGGCTTTGCTTTATGGGACGAGCTTTTTCAAGACTCGCCCAAGTACGGTGGGCACGAGTACGGCTTTGCTCGGTGGCGTTCTTTTAAGGCCAACCGCGGCAGCCAGAATGTAGTCACGCTCGGGTCTGTGGTGAAGATGGTCAGGCCAGCCGTGCAGCAGGCCGTCATAAATGATCGCCAAGAGACCGTAAGCGATCTTATTTTTGAGATAGAGCTCACGCTGCGGCCGCAGGATCTGCAGGAGCAGGTGGCTGCGAAGGTGGCGCACGACGCGAGCCTATCGGACATGGACCGAGAGACGATCGCCGCGGCCATACGCGACCGGGCTAGGGAGATGGGCGTGCCTATGCCCATCGGCACCATACGGGGGTGGCTTCGGCCACGCGTGCAGTCGGACTGGCCGCACGTAAATGAGGACGGCAACCCGCTCTGCACTTTAGAGAACCTGCGCATTCTGTTGGCCAGGCTGGGCATGACCGTCCGATACAACGTCATTAAAAAGGCGATCG